GTAAGCCAGCCACCAATTGCAAGATAAGCAGTGGGAAAAAGAAGTAGTCCAGACCAGCCCACAAAGACAAAGCGATCGCGTTTAAGCCAGTCATCCAGGATGTCAAACCATTCCCTCCTTTGTTGAGTGAGTGTGGATGTTGTCATCTGTATATTTTTGTAAAGATAGATTCTAACAAAAAAAGAGGGTCAGTGTGACCCTCTCTCTTGAGTTATTTAATTTGTATCAACCAATGGCGGGAGCCTTGAGAGCAACAGGGGTGTTCTCAACAGCTGCCAGATCCAGAGGGAAGTTGTGAGCGTTACGCTCGTGCATCACTTCCATTCCAAGACCAGCTCTGTTCAGAACGTCAGCCCAGGTGTTCAGGATCTTACCCTGACTATCTTGGATAGACTGGTTGAAGTTGAAGCCGTTCAGGTTGAAGGCCATCGTGGAAACACCCAGAGCGGTGAACCAGATACCGACAACAGGCCAGGCGGCCAGGAAGAAGTGAAGGCTTCTGGAGTTATTGAACGAAGCGTATTGGAAGATGAGACGACCGAAGTAACCGTGGGCTGCAACGATGTTGTAGGTCTCTTCTTCTTGTCCGAACTTATAACCGTAGTTCTGGGACTCGTTCTCGGTGGTTTCACGAACCAGAGAAGAGGTAACCAGAGAACCGTGCATCGCGGAGAACAAAGAACCACCGAAGACACCAGCAACTCCCAACATGTGGAAGGGGTGCATCAGGATGTTGTGCTCAGCCTGGAAAACCAACATGTAGTTAAAGGTACCAGAGATTCCGAGAGGCATTCCATCTGAGAAACTTCCTTGACCAAAAGGATATACAAGGAATACTGCTGCGGCAGCAGCAACAGGAGCGGAATATGCCACACAGATCCAAGGACGCATTCCAAGACGGTAAGAAAGTTCCCACTCTCTACCCATGTAACAAAACACACCAATAAGAAAGTGAAACACTACGAGCTGGTAAGGACCACCGTTGTAGAGCCACTCATCCAGAGAGGCGGCTTCCCAGATGGGATAGAAGTGAAGACCGATTGCGTTGGAGCTAGGAACGACAGCACCAGAGATGATGTTGTTTCCATACATGAGTGAACCAGCAACGGGTTCACGGATACCGTCGATGTCTACGGGAGGAGCTGCAACGAATGCAGTGATGAAACAGATGGTGGCCGCCAACAGTGTGGGGATCATCAGTACACCAAACCAACCAACATAGAGACGGTTGTTTGTGGACGTGACCCAGGAACAGAAGTCTTCCCAGGTAGACGCGCCTTGTTGACGCGAAAGTGTTTGAGCCATTTTGAAAAAGGGTTAAGTAATAGTGCGGGGAACACTGGTTAGAATATTCCAACCCTACCCTCCAGGGTTGGTATTAGAGACGTGTTTGAATTCCCTATAGGTCTCGGTTTAAGGAGAATGTAACGAACCGTGAAGTCCAGTCCTTGTATTTATACCATAAAAGAAAACCCCCTGTCAAGCCGCTTAACAGGAGGTCCTTGTGGAACTAGAATAGGTTTGTCGAAAACAGATACTTAACTGCTATACTCTTCAAGCACATCTAAGACCTTATGGAGATACTTATAGGCCAAGCCTTTCTCTCCTTGTTCCTGATCAAGTTCTTGGAACATCTTGTAGATCTTGGCTTCTACATCAACTTTGGTTAATCTTCCTCTAGGCATACTAAGGCTCCATCAATTCGTCGATAAACTTTCTTCTCTTCTCCCAAGTGTCTTTGTCACCATAGATGTGACCTTTTTTATGCTTAGGATTAATACATTGAAAACTGTCCTTGATACTACAGACTAGGTTACTCAGTGTTTCTTCGTCACCCTTCATACCTGTAGACCAAACGTGATTACCATTCAACCAAATGGCACCACACTTCGGACACTCTACTCTATCTATCTTTAAATCTGATAGTTGTTTATCGGCCATTAGAGAGATGGAACTGTAGGAACTCCCTCCGTAGGTGCAATTGTATCACCTTGTAACGAAGGTACATCACTATTTACCTCTGGTGTGAGCCCACCACCAAGTCCACCGAGTGCACCACTGACTGCCTCAGTCACTGCTTTGGTGACACGTTCTTTGGCTTGTTCGGCCAATGCATCTTTATTCAGGTACACATAAGTACCACCTGCTACCACTCCTGCACTCACGGCAAAGGACAAAATGGCCAGTGTATTGATAAGTTTCTGCATGACTGTAACGGGGCGAACAGAACTATCTATATATCTCTAAGTAGTTTTTAAGAATTCTAAATAACACTGCATTATAGTAAGGTAAATTCATGAAGAGACTTCTTCTTCTAGCATCTACTTTATTCTTTGCATCTCCAGCAATGTCTGCAGAGATTACCTCCAGAATCACTGACTCTGTACAGCTTACCGTAGATGGACCAGCTGTACAGTCCACAAGACTCGGTTCATCGTATTCCGTATCTGGTAGTAACATCTCCGTGACAGCGTTGGGTGGATTGACTGGTGGTACTGCCACCGCTGCTCAGACTATCTCAGCAGGTGACTACGATATCAATACGGATGGACAGGCTTTCACCTTCTCTGAAACATCAATGATCGGAGATACACCTGTAACTTCACAGACGTGTTGTTCATCTGGTCAGATCACGGCTCCTAATCTCTACAGTGACTCGATCACAAGTACAGGTGGAACAGCCGGAACCTTGGCTGGTACTCTGACTGCAGCAGGTGTTCCAACCGTAACCGCGGGTGGTGCTGGTACAACAGCCATCGGCCAACGTACAATCGAGCTGAGCGTATTCAAATGATGAAAGATCTCCCTCTAGCTCTCCTGATGGGTGGGCTCTTGGGAGTCCTTCATGGATTGTCCCAACCATCTTATTCAGCTTCAGTCGTTCCAAACTTCACCAGAGGAACTGTTACCGCAGAGACAACCACCACTCAGACAATTACTGAGGTGATTCGTCAAGTCGAATACACCACAGGTGAGTCTTATACCGTAAGTGGTACAAACATCAACATACCTGACGTTCCGAAACCAGGAGCAAACTATACCATTGTCGAACAGGGAGCACCATTCCAGTTCACTGAAACATACCTGGGTCCGGGCATAGCATCGGAGACGAGCATTGATAGGACAACGACTACTGAGAGCTATACTACTAGCATCAGTGTGTTTACCCAGTAACGCACTGGCTAACGCTCCACAAAACACTAACATCGCAGGACCCTCTGCATCTGCCACTGGTAACGTGACTAATCAGGCCGTGCAGGTGTTACAGGGTCCTTATTCCACGACCTCGTATGGATCAGGTGTGGTCTGCCAAGGACCCACCATGAGTGTATCCACATTTGCAACAGGCAACAATAACTACAACTGGGATCCAGAAGCATATCTGACAGGTAATCGTAACCTGGGCATCACATTGGGAGTCAGTGTTCCTCTCGATGGTGCTGCTGTCGAACTGTGTAAAGAACGAGCACGAACAGAAATAGCCAGACAACAGGCAGAGGCAGATAAGGCCAGACTTGACTTTGAGTTGGTACGTCTCTTGAAATGTGGAGAGGCGATGAAACAAGGCGTACGTTTTCATCCCAATTCACCCTACGCGGCCATCTGTGCTGACGTGATTGTCGTGACACCACCAGGTCCTCCTCCTGAACCACCCAAGCCAAGACCTAAGAATCAGGCCACTGTTCAGGAACCCTGACATATCTTTTCATTTAACTATAGAAATATCAATATAGATTGTAGAGTTTAAAAGTTCTATGATCGCTACTCTCATGAACAATGACTTCTTCCTTGGAGGTCTTTGTACTGCACTCATCGTGGTGCCTGTAGTTGGTATGCAGATCGTCCACAGTCCAAAAAGACAATGAAAGATGATGACAAGAAGAGAAAGGAAGTAGTAGACAAGATCGCAAAACACATTCATCCTCACGATGATGAACCAGATCCTACTGCTTATATGGGGAACTACAACTTTCCTCAGATGCTCTTCGCCTTTTGCCTTGGTTTTGTGACTATGTTTGTTCTATCTGTCAATGAGATAGACAAGTTCAAAGGTTGTCCTTTTCCAGAGTACTTCAATGAACCTCTTCCTAAGACCCCTAAGTGATGTCAATGATGTCACCTGGTCTATTATATGGATGTTAGTAATATTATTAGCGGGTGTTGTATATGTGATTTCATATATACTGAGATACGACACCATACACCCTGATGGCACCCATGACACCCCCGAGCAGGAAGTCCTGCTACAACTTCAGAGTGATCGAGATCAACAGAGTAGTTGATGGAGACACTATTGATGTGACAATCGACCTTGGTTTTGATCTATACAAAAAGGAAAGGGTGAGGGTTGCTGGTGTCGATACACCTGAGAAACGTACCCGTGACCTAGAGGAGAAGGCCCTTGGTATTGATGCGACTAATTGGCTCAAAGAAAAACTCGAAGGGGCTGTGGCTGGTGACGATGATCTTATTATCCGTACTGAACTTGTTGGCGGTGTCGGCAAGTATGGTCGTCTTCTGGGGTGGCTTTACATTGGGACAGACGAGTTGTCCCTCAACGAAATGATGATTACTGAAGGCTATGCCTGGCCATATGATGGTGGTACAAAACAAAAGAACTTTGAAGAACTCAGAGAAATTCGTCGTTCGTTTGGAACACTTCTATGAATGTTTATTCCTTTACACTAGCATTTCTTCTCCTTGGCTCACCAGCAATGGCTGAGGGAGACCTTGAAATGTTTGAAGAGATCTGTGAAGTCACGGGTGAAGTAAAACGTGGCTTCAGACTCAGAGATATTAAAACGCAAACTTCGCCCCAAGCTTCTTTGCAATCACCTTGGGAGCAGCAAAATACTTTTTGAACCTCTTCTTACCTTCCTTGGTAAGTTGTTCACCCAACTCTTCGTCAATGATGAGTTTGTTATCATACTCCCAGAAGGCATCTATCTCAACCTGGTCTCTGAGATACTGCTCTAACTTTTCTATGCCACCTTCCAATACCTTCATACCCTTCTGAGAATACTGTAGTAACTCAACAGTGCCATCCTCGTTGGGAATGAAGTGAAGGACTGGTTTGACCTGCTTGACCTTAATCTTTTTCTTCTTACCAGCCTGTGACAGTAACTTCTTGAGGACAGGTTCAAGTGCAGTCTTGGCCTGTTGTACTCCAATGGTGGCACCGAGGGTCACGACAGTCGTCACCACAGCCAGTGATCCTGCGGCCACAAGAGGTCCAGGATCAGGTAGAGGGATATCGATACCACCTACTTCAATCGTGGGTGTTGCCGGGACTTCAGGAGTCGTCGGTAAGTCACGAGTGTTCTGAGGTGTCTCTGGTTGATTATTGTTTCTCTCATTCTGCATGGCCTCTTGAAACTCGGCCTCTGTAGGTACGTCGATTGTTGGATATTCAATCGAAGTATCAGGCACATCAACAACTGGTGGTTTAATACCATCGATAACTGGACGTGGTAACGTCCTTGATGTGACTGGTTGGGGTACAGTAATACGACTAGTGACAGGACTTTGCAGTTCTGCCACTACGTTACGAGGAGCCTGACGAATCTCCCTCTCAGGAGTTTCACGAATAGTCCTTGTAGTCGTATCAAATATCGGTCTTACTTGTACCGTTGGTATCTGTCTTGGCATTAGGTTCAACAGCAGAGATTACGAGTGGTGCCTGTTCGATACGGATCACCTGAGCGTTTGCATTAGCCTGCTTGGCCATGATCTCTTCCATCTGAGCCTTGGTGATACCACCACCGTTACCACCTACTGCACCCTTCTTGGTTGTCTGAACGCCGAAGGTTGCAAGCACGCCTGTGAAGACGGACGCAATAAAGGTGGGATCGAGATCCTGTTTGGGAATTTGAAGTTGTGGGGGAAGATCAACATACGCCAGTGTGAGAATACCACCTGACCAAATCAGGATACCCAGTCTCACAAATGTAGATAGGATGGCTAGTTGTTCTTCTTTATCGTCTGTAGCTTCTTTAATCTTTCCGAGAAGACCTTTCTTCTTCTCTTCAACTGGTTTCTTTTCTTCCATGGTGTGGTGGTAAGGCACCAATATTTAGAAAAAAAGGGGACCTACTTGGTCCCCTGGTATGCTGGGATCATCATCCCACCATCATTATCATCGTCGTCTACATCTTCAGTCAGTATGGCCGCTATGATGAAGGCCCCTACCATGGTCGCTGATACGACAAGGAGGTCATTCACCAGAGACCTGGGATAATCTGACCAGTGGTCAGGTATGCTCCGACTGCGGCAACGAATCCAACCATCGCTGCACGTCCGTTAAGTTTTTCTGCTCTTTCGTTCATTGTTCTACCTCAGATACTACGTTTGATTTCGTATATGGAGGAGTCTCCATATGTCTTATGATCCTTGTAACCTACCATACGTCCCTTCGTATTCTGAAGGGCTGGCATGAATGCAACTAGGAAGAAGATAGCTGGAGCTCCTACAAAGAGGAGACTCGCAATCACATAATAAGTAAGAAGTTCAGCCATCAGTAAGTCTCAGCTAGTTGTTCTACACTATAACCCAGTAGTACAAAAAATGTAACACTGGTCAGGGTAAAGAGAAGTTCAGTCATCAGAAGATACCGAAGAAGAACTTGCCTGTGATTGCGTAGGAAAGAAAACCAGACACAATACCCATCATTGCCCAACGTCCGTTGTAAGTCTCAGCGAATTGCTGAGGGGACTCAAGACCTTTACGATTGTAGGATTCCACAACCATTTCAGGTTCTTTGGCGAAGATGTTCTGTTGACCCAACTCATTTGTTGTAACAGTCATTTTTACCTATTGTAAAGATATGTAATATTATATATGTTTTCTTAACATTTGTCAACTACTTTGTCAGAGGATTCCCATCTAGATCTGTATCACGGCCATCACTCCAGGCAATACCCACAGACTTAACTTCCATACGGGGATCATCAGACTTGCATACAGGAACTCTCTCAGTAATGTAATCGTAAGTTTCCATATCAATCTCTTGATACTTATCAGTCATTCCATAGGGATGACCAGGCATATCAAGAAGAACTGAATCCTCTTGGATAATGGCATCACGAATACAATAGGACGGGAAGCTTTCTTTTGTCTCAGTTACTTCTGGTTGTCCACCACAAGATACAAGGAAAGGGAGAACTAGAAGTGGAAGATACTTTTTCATAGCATTAAAAAAGAGGGCCACTAGGACCCTCTAATTATATTACAACTTATCAGAAGGAATAAGTTACACCGAACTTAGTTCCGTAACCGTTGTCGTCGTCGCTGGTGACGAAGGAAATTTCACCATAGAAATCGACGTTATCAGCCAGGGCAACGGTCGCGCCAACCTTACCAGACAGTTCAGTTTCGGTAGCTTCGCCATCTTCAGAGATGAAAGCGGGCCCGGCCTGAACGTAGTAGGAAGCGGTCTCGGAAAGGTCACCAGCGTAGCCAACGTGAGCTTCGGTGGTGGTTCCGCCGTAATCAGAACCAGTCCAACCAGAGTTAGCTTCTACGTTAACGTAGGGGCCAGCGATTGCAGCGGATCCGAGAATGGGGAGAGCAGCAACAGCTGCCAGTGCAGATTTCAACATTAGTTTTACCTCGTTATTTAACTTGCGGAGTGGTTACCCGCAGATGATAAGTGTCTCGACTTGACACTGTGTTTTCTAGGTATGCCCCAAACCAAAGTTTGCGTGGGTAGGGCAGAACAGGTATATATTGTTACTTAACGTAAACCTGTTTTATTTATTATACAGAATAATTACCTATTTGTTTAATCTTTCTCGTATGTTTCGGGTGGGGTTGGGTTTCCCGAACTCTGTGTGACCCTACCAAGGTATGGATCGAACTGCATCAGATCGTCGATTGAAAGTTGAGCCCCTTGATTTGTCCAGAAGTTCCACTGGGCATCGAAGTTTCCCTTGTGGAAGACATCGATATGTTCAGGATGGATAGAAGAACCGAGAGGGATATGATAAAGAAGAAGGGGGATCGCATAAGTGTTTCCAGAGTTATAAAGAAGATCATCTGCAACAGGACGTGGTTTGACACCGTTGTCAAGTTTGTATTTGTTCTTCCGACAGTGAAGACGGATCATCTTCTCTGCGTGGTGACGTGTAATCAGATAACAAGCCGTAGAGAATTCATTGACGAACCTCTTGTGGATCTTGATATTGATATCACCAGTTGCAATGATGGCGATCTGACACACATCCCAATCATAAGGGAGTTTGGCAACAAAGTCTTTCCAAGTAAAGTTCCAATACTTCACCAAGTCGAGACTACAGTCGTCCTCCATCATGATGGCGTAAGGTTCACCACTCTCATAGAACTGTTTGATGGCCTTGAGGTGTGAGGTTGTACAACCAATCTCACCACCAGACATCTGTTCAGGGTAGGTTCCCTTCAGAATGTCACTCAGATCGTCCTCACGACCGTCGTAGGCAGACACACGGGTATAGTTGTCCACCTCCCAGTACTTGAACTGGTTCTCCATGAACTCCCACCGTTCAGTCTGGTCATCCAGATTGATACAGTAGATAGGACCCATGCCCTTTAGTTTGTATGCAGACTTATTCTTATCCATCAGAACCAATCCGTATCTTTACATCCTTTGTCATCAATGAAGATGTCAGCATGAGGTTTTCCGAACAGTAGTTCGTGATACTTCACTCCCCACTCTTCAAGTTGTTGTTCGGTCAGAGGTCTCATGATCTCCTCTGCCTTCTGTCTGTCGTCTGGATCACCACAGAACCTACCCATGGCACGGGCAGTGAAGAAGATGATGTAATGTCCTTGGTCATAGAGTTCATTGATCTGTTGAATTCTATTCTTGTAGGGTGTGGCCTTTTCGTATCCTCGTCCTACAGTTGGGGTACAGATAGTACCGTCAATGTCAATACAATACCTCATCAGTCTCCTTTTTCTAATCGTATACTATCAGAGTCAAAGTGTTCAGTCGAGAACTCAAAGAGTTCTGTATCCTTGAGTGCCACCATCTGGTGTCTCAGTCTCACAGGAACATGGAACTTATCACCTTCAATCAGGACAAGTTTATCTGCAGTCTCTAGACTATCACCCGTAGAGTAATAGACTTCGATTGCACCCTTCTGTACATAGAAGACTTCATCCTTTCGTTGATGATAGTGCCATGAACACTTCTTACCTTTGGCAAGAAACAATATCTTACCACAATACCGTGGACAATTTACAATCCACTTCTCATAACCCCAACCCTTGGGGACAAACTTAATTGGATCTTTTGCATCGTTCGATGATGTCTGTTGAGGAGTATCCTCCGACTCGATTGAAAAACCGAACTTCCTTCGCAAAGTTTCGTCCCACTCCTTCATGGTCCCGCCAGTCCCCTCCGTCTAGTAAAATGTCTGGGTTGTAAAGTTCGATGAGTTGCTCTAACTCTTCCCTTGTATCAAATTCTAACACAAGATCGACGTACCGTAAAGCCATTAACATTGCTTTACGATCCTCAAAAGTATTTATTGGACGTGATGGACCCTTATCAGCTCTGATCTTTCTGTCGGAGTCAAGACCAACAATGAGTTGTCCTCCTTGGGAGAGAGATTTACCAACCCTAAGGAGCTCAATATGGCCAGGATGAAGGATGTCAAAGCAACCATTATTCCAAACCGTTTTTGACATAACTCTTTACCGTTCTAAAGTTTACTGGCCAAGCTTCATTCTTTGCCTTGGTGAACTCTTGATACTTACCTTCAAGATGTTCAGGGAATGGAATGTATTCGATAGGTACCTTGTACTTTTCAGCAACCAGATTACCTACATCTTGAAATGAAATAGGAACACTGGTACCCAGATCAAAGATACCTGAGTCTTTACGATTATCCAACATACATGTGATGACATCATCAACGTGAATGAAGTCACGATAGTATTGATCAGAACCCTCAAAGAGTTTGATCTTACCCTGAGTCTTTGCCTGGTGTGCAAAGGTACTGATAGGTGATGCCTGTCCTCTCTCTACCTTGTCCTCCTCTCCAGGTCCATACACATTGAAGAACCTGAACCCTTGGATGTGACTGAAGTCACCCATGTGTTGTTGAACCCAGTAATCTACAGTCAATTTGGACAGAGCGTAGAAGTTCAGAGGGTTAAATGTATCCTGACACATTCCATACACAGATGCAGATGATGCATACTTGACAGGGATACCCTTACTAGCTGCCAACAAGAACAACGAGATAGTGTAGTTCACGTTGTGACTATTCACCATCATAGGATCAGTCGATGTGGTGTCAGAGATTGCACCGAGATGGAAGATACATTCAACATCATCCCATTCTAGGATGTCCCAGTGAAGGATATCCCACATATTGTTCTTATCAACCTCTACCACATCCCAAACATGGGACAGAGTCTCTACAAGTCTCTTACCAATAAATCCGTTTGCACCTGTGACAATAACTCTCATGTGACTCATAGTGTCGAAGTACCTCTCATCTGTACGACTTGTGCTGCACAGTAGTTTGCAAAGTTGATGGCCTTATAGATGTCACTCATACGAGTGTATTTGTGTGCCAGGGCTGCCATGAATGTATCGCCAGCACCAGACACGTCAAGAACCTCAACTTTATCTACAGGGAATATTTTACCATCAAACTCACATCCTTGTCCACCCAGTGTCTTGATGACCTGTCCTCTTCCTAGGGTGTCCACATAGGACTTGGATCTCTCATATTCATACTCATTGATCTTGATGAACTTGGCATTGAAAGACCAGGTATCCAACACCTTCTTCGTGTCAAGGAATACCTGAGGATGATTAGTACATATGTACTCAATGTCATCAGTAGAGAGAAATCCTTTGTCGTAGTCAGAGATAATGACTGTCTGGAATCTATGCAGATCAAGTTCTTCTCGATTGACAGTCTCTTCAATGACTCCCGAATCAATACGACAGAAGTGATGATTGGTTTTGGTATGGACGTATCTATTCTTGATAATCTCAGTCCAGTTCTCGTTGGTCACATAGTCCACAGAGGTGGTAAATGAGTTGACATTCTCATACACATTCATGGCCATACCAGGTGCCTCATGAACATGAGATACATCCAGGACAGGACAAGGTGCCTCAGGTGCCAATCGATTTGTATTACAGTAGGTGTATGCATCCATACACCCGTCCCCTACTACGAGGATATCACTCTTAATCATTGGTTCCATTCAATGTGTGTGATGTCAGGACGATCAGTCTTATTTGGATAGTCTAACCCATCCACAGGAAAAGTTTGAGTGGTCAGTCTAGGTTCCTTCACAAGGGACTTGTTGACCAGGCTCAATTCCAGAAGAGGTGGGATGTCTTCACCACGATACTGGTTACAAGGTATAGAATTGTTGATGTGTACATGGTAGACATAGTAATACTGTTGAAGTTTATCAATGATTCTCTGATACCTTTCAAACAGAATGTTATTCACACCCTCATACACACACTGATGAAAACCAGTGAAGTAGGGACTATGACTGTCCTTATACTTGACGGGAATCATATGAAGTTCTACCAGGATCTGATCGAAGTCAGACAGAGTAAACTCAGACATCTCCTCAAACACATCCCACTCTGACCACTCGATATCCATCTTGAGTGTCTTACGGTCAGGATCACCAAACTTAGTCAGGTGATTGTTGAGTGTGTCGAACTGATCGTGTTTGTGATCAGACAGTCCTTCTTTGACAAAGGTGAACCTTTCGTTTGTCTCTGCAGGTGCATCGACTGTGTGGTCAAACAAGACAGCATCACAGTCAAACCTCTTAACAAACTCACCTTCAAATGAGGAGTTGTACTCGACACCGTAGGAGTAAAGGATCTCTGTCTCTAGAGACACCTCTTCAAGGACGACATAACCACCGTCCTCCTTATCACCAACTCTTACCTTGGTGTGTTCAGTATCGAATACAAGAATATTATTAAGGAAACTCATTAGAAGAAAGGAAGTCCGTCTTTATGTAGATAGATCATGGAGGGGATACCCATGATGTAGGAGTCTAACATAGCCTTAGTGGCTGACTGTTGATCAGTCGGGAAGAAACTCTTCACGTTCTTGAACACAGTGGCCAGTCTCTCAGGGTTCAGAGGTCTGTGAGTAGGACCGTGAGAAGGGTAGTCAGAGTATCCGATCAACATCACAGGGAGGTTCTGTTCATCGATGTCAATCTTGACCTGTTCGTAGGGACGTTCAATCACAAAGGGAGTGATGGAGTATACGATAGGTCTCATACCTTCGATGGCCAGACCTGCTGCCATACTCGTGATGGATTGTTCAGTCAGACCCAGGTTGAAGAACCGATGAGGATACTTCTCCTTGAAGGGTTCCATCTCCTGTTCCACATCACCAGTCAGAAGAACGATACGCTCGTCCTTGTCTGCCAGTTTCATCAGTGTTTCACCAAATGCTCGTCTCATGTCAACTCCTGTCTAGCTTTTTCCAACATCTCACCACCCAACCAGTTAGAGTGCCACTTGGGTTGGTTCTCCATGAATGATACACCACGACCCTTGATCGTATGTGCCACAATCAGATGAGGACAATTGTGATTGATAAGATATCCACCACTGATTTCAAACTGTTCCCATGCATCATCGTCATGACCATCCATCTCAGTCACAGCCCAACCTGAGTTAAGTGCCGCACCAATCAGAGGATCAACTACAGGCATGATCTTGTCCACATAACCTGAACCCTGAATGTTATTGTTGTCTACGATGACAACCAGGTTGTCCAACTTCAGGTGACCAGCAATCAACAGAGACTCCCATGTAGTACCCTCTTGTGCCTCTCCGTCACCGATCAGGACATAGACAGTACCAGGTTCCTTCTTCAGTTTCCTTGCGAGTGCCTGACCAATGGCAGTGGGAAACCCATGACCCATACTACCTGCGGTGCAGTATACACCGTTACTAGGATCATAGTGTGGGTGTCCTTCAAGCAGAGGATTGAATCCAAGCTCTCTAAGTAGAACGTAATAAACCCAACACCCATGACCCTTACTAAGGATGAACCGATCATCAGGTCCCATAACGCGGTCGAATAGATTGACCAGGATATCGGCGCAACTAAACGAACCGCCATAATGATAACCACCGTTAGCAAGAGAGAGGTCAATAGCGTCACGTCTTACCTGTTTACTTCTTTCTGATAGTACTTCACTCATCTTCGTTGTATGTAATTTGGATCTTTTTCGTAACCTCTCCTCTAGAGTTTACACAAGTAGAATAGGTGACTTCACCACCCAACAGCTCAGAAATCTTAACAAGCAGATTTCTGACGATGTTCATATTAGTCACAGTTGTCATGAATCTTCACCATGATACGACCGGCTCCCCCACTCCTGAGTAAATCAAAGGCCTCATTTACCTCATCGAGTGTGAAGGTATGAGTATGTAGGGTTTCATAATCCAACTGACCTTTCATGGCCAGATTGATGTAACGAGGAATGTCCTTCTCAGGATCGGTTCTACCACCCTGTGATGCTCGAATGGACTTACCAGTACCCTCGAACATTGAGACCGCGTTGGG